ATTAATAAATAAACATAAAGCTACAACACCTTGAACAATCATAATACCTTACCTTTGTTTTTACCTGCTTTAAGTCTGTACTTGTGTGTACCAGTTCCATTTATATCAACTTCTTTTCTCAACATTTTAAACATATTCATGGCTTTAGTGTCTTCCCATTTTTGTTGAGTATATTTAATTACTTTTTTAGTGAGTCTTTCCATTGCCATTACCAAATTTAATTTCTCTATTTTGATCTTTTAATTTTTCTATATCTTGCAACATCTTTGCTACTTGTTTTTCCATAAACTCAATTCTTAATTTATTGCTTGTATTCATTTCTTGGTTCTTAGTTAGTTTTTCTGTTTGTTTATATAAATCTTCAATAAGCATAAATTGTTCTGAGTCTGCAGGTAAACTTCCCATCTCACCTCTAGGCCATTTTATTCTGAACTCTGTGTTTTCTTCTAAATCTTTTTCCATAAGACTTAACCTATTGTCTGCAATATTTAATCTTTCAACAATCTGAAAATAGCCCATTGTTCCCAAAGCGACAATAACGATCAAACTGGCAACCGTCTTCATTGGCATCTGCACAGCTTGTGATTCGTCTATGTTGTATGGTTTATTCTTCATAATCTACCATCAAAAGTTTTATACCTAATTTCTTTTGTTCCTTAGTTGTTGTTCTATGTATTTTATAAGAACCTTTAGGTTTATTCTTTAATATCTTACCTTTAGCTCTTTTACGATATGTAATTGTCTTAATATCCAAAAGCTGTATTTTACCATTTTTATCTACAATCACAATATCAAAAGGACAGGCAGGGTCGCAACTTTTTGCTACATAATAACCAGCTTTGGTAAGCTTTGCTATAGCATCATATTCGCCAACAGTTCCTTTGATTGATGATTGTTTGCCTTTTAAGACAGAAGATTTACGACTAAGTTTATTAGACCACTTAGACTTATTGTTACAGCTACCCATAGAAGTTTATAAATTGTACTTACTTTTGAATCAAGGTGTGCAAGATGATTGTCTCTAATATTAGTTATTTTTTCATGGATAACTTTTAACTCACCTTGAATTTTAATTATTTCTTCTGAATTTTTTTGTGATTGTGATTTCATATTATTCACCGCCTACAAAACCTTTAAGTATTGTAAAAGGTTTCATGCTATCAGGATCACTTGCTGGATCAGCAAAAATATCACCACCTAATTTAGATAATATAGCTGTTGCTTCTTTTGTTCCTGGTTTTAATTTTCTTAATCTAATTAAATCTTTTAAAGATTGTGGGTCAAGAATAGCATTTTTTAATATTCTTTCTGCTGTTCTTTTATATATTCTTCTTGCAGCAGTAAATAATCTACCAGCCACTGTAAATTGACCTAATCTTGCTCTAATAATATCTGTTAATGCACTTCCTACAATACCCTCACCTCTAGCGGCAGCTCTCCTAGATGAAATTTTTAATGCTTTATTTAATATGTCTAAATTTTTTACAAATTCTCTATTAAATACTTCTTCAAGAGCAACCCTATATCCTCTTTCATTACCTGCTCCATTTAAATATGTATCAAATCTTTTAGCATCAATAACTTTTATTCCTAAATCATCAGAAGTTTTTACAACTGCTTCATTTAAATCAGTTAATACCAATCTTTGAAATGCCTGATAAATTTCTGGGTCTTTTTTTAATATTTTTTTAAGTTCTCTTATCTCACCAATATTGTTAGGTTTGTAAATTTTATTAATAATTTCACCAGGAGTTGTTCTTTCTAATTTACCAGCGAAACTTTTTTCTAAATCTTTTAAAACTGCATCTCTTGTTTTGGTTGCGTTTTCCAATGCTGTTTGAAAACCACCTATTTTTGTAATTTGATCTAATTCATTTTTACTAAAAAATGTTTCTAATGGAGATTTAAATTTTTTTAAAAAATTATTGTGTCGTATAACATTAACTTTATCGTTAGTAATTACATCATCTTTATATTTTTGAAAAATAGAATCCTTATAAGCTTTCATAGCATCTGGACTATCTTTAATAACATTATGTATTGCTTCCGCATAAGCTTTTGATTTATTACCTGTTTTAAAAGACATAGCAAAAATATCTTCATCATCAAATCTTAATTTACCAGCTTTATCAAGATTAATTCTTGATAATAGTTCATTGTTAAGTAATTTTTTATTATCTCTTACTAAAGCATTAAAATTATTAAACTCATCAATGTAAGCTTTTGGTGCATCTTTATTTAATTGTTCAGTTAAAGATGTTTTTAAAAGTTTTAAAGCACCTACTTCTGGAGTTTCACCAGTAACAGAACCTACAGCAGATTTTCTTATATCTGATGATAATGTGCTTAATGTATTTCTTACAGTAGAAATTGGTATTTTTGCTGTACCTGCAATAATATCATCAACAAGTTCTGTATTTTTAAAATAATTTTGTAAATTACCTGTTTTTATTAAATTGTTTTTTTGTTTGTTAGATAATTGATTTATAGCTTTTGATACAATATCAGAATTTATAGTATTTACACCAGCCGCTTCGTCTAAAGATTTTGCTGCTGCATCAACCTTTGTTTTATATGCTTTAGCCACTTGATCTATTTTTGATCTTATCTCAACTCCTGTTTCTTTAAATGATCCGTCAGGTAGTCTTAAAATTGATTTTGACAATACTTCATCTGCTTCAGCTTGTTGTTTGTTTAATGCTTTAATTATAGGTTCATTATTCTTTTTAATAACACCTTGTATTAAAGTTCCTCCTTCAAAAGCATTTATAGGTTTGCTTGTGGAAGAACCAAATCCAGATTTTAAAAAACCAAAATAATCATTCAAAGCTTTTGCTTGATTTAAATTAAAATCTCTAAACTCACCCATAAAACCTAATTTATTTTGATTTTCAAACGCACCTTGTATGGCTAATAAATCAGCATCATTACCTGCTTGTCCTAATGTAAATTTTAAATTTGAACCTATCTTTGCTGAATCTAATGTTTTATTTATACTTTCTGCTACTTCATCAGCTTTTAAAACTTCTTGCTCAATTCTAGCATCAGCAACCTCATTTCCTTTTACAAACCTGCCTTTAATTAAATTGTTTACACCTTTAATTGCTTTTACAGCACCTACACCAAGCACAGCAGAACCAGCAGAAATACCTGCTGCTCTTAAAGCTGCATCTAATAATTGATCGTTACTTACATCTTTGTTAATACCATAAATTTTTTGTCCTAATTTATATCTTGAATATTCTGCAATACCTGCCGTTAAAGCACCTGCTGTAATACCTGCTGGTAAATTACCTCCAGAATAAATAGTACCTGCAACAGTAGCTGCAATATCTGGTATGATAACCATAGCATCACCAGCTAATCCTGTAAAATCACCAAGATCAACACCAGGTTTGTTTACTAATTCATATTTTTCTGTTTTAGGATTAAAATATTCTAACTCACCAGTTCTTGCACCTTTTCTAACATCAATATCTTGTCCATAAAGATTACTTAAAATATTTTTAATGGCTAAAGCTTGATTCTTTTCATCATAACCAAAAGATGCTGCAAGTCTTGCCTCACCACTTGCACCTTCTTTTACACCTACATCAGCTAATTTTGCTATATCTTTTATTTTAGGTCTAAAATTTATATTTTGTCTTATGTTTTGATTTAGTAGTTCATCATCAGGAGATACAATACCACCTGATTCAGGTATTATTGATGATTCAGCTTGTTCTATTCTTGCGTCTGCTATGCTGGGAAAAAAACTTTTGTAAAAATTATCTTTGTCTAAGTCTGAATAATATTTTTCATAAAATGTATCAGCTAGTTCAAGATCAGGTATATCATTATATTCAGGATATTTTTTTCTAAATTCATTTATATTCATTATCTAATTCCAAGAGGATCATTTTTTTTATCTTTTTTCTTCTTTTTTGTTGTTTGTGTTTGTGTTGTTCCAATATTAGTTGATCCTGGAGCTAAAAGTGTTACTTTACCATCTACCAATGAATAACCAAAATTACCTTGTGGAAGTATAGCATTGTATTTTGATTGAGCATTAAAAAATTCATCTTTTAATACTTGATCTAATGAAGCAACAATTTGATCCCTTGAACCACTATTAAAACCAATTCTGTCAAATTGTCTTATAATATCACCTTCTGAATATTTTGGATTGTTCGGTTCAGCAATAGAAGCTAAAACATAAGCTAAGTTTGTCATAGATGATTTAACTCTTGCTACATCTTGTGCTTCTCCAGCGAAACCACTTTGTTTTATGTAATTTTCTATGTCTTGAGCAGCATCACTTTTAAATTTATTTGGAACATTAATTTCACCAAGTTGTGCAATTTGATCTCCAATACTGTTAATAAGTTGTACACCACTTCCTACAGCACCAGTTTTTGAATTTGCTACAGCAGTTTGTAATTCTGGTATTGTTTTATATAAAAGATCATAACTTCCTTTAATTTTTCTAGCTGTAGTTAAATCTTTTTGTGCTGCTGCTCCTGCTGCTGTTCCGCCAGACGATATTTCAAATTCACCTGTTTCTGGATTAAATTTAATTGATTGACCTTTTTTAGGTGTTAAAGCTTGTTTAATTTTTGCTGTTTTTGTTAATGCTGGAATAAGTGAACTAAAAGGGTCTTTACCTTGAACACCTGATCCAATTATATCTGCTCCAATAAGTAATGACGGATTAAGATTAGATAATAAGCCACCTGTTAAATTACTGCCAAAAAAACCTTGATTGTTTTGACCTTCTTTTGTTGCATAATCCATCATTAACATTTTTCTAAATCTTTCATCTATAATAGCCATTAAATTAATCCTCTTTGTTGTAAATATGGAACATTAAAAGCATTCGCATATAAATTAGCAGTTGTTGTATTACCAAAAGGTGTTGCTGAGTAACCAAATTGGTTTTGCAAAGGTGTAATATTTAAAGTGTTTTGCACATTTGCTTTTGCAGTATTATAATCGTTTTGAAGTTGAGTTGAAAGACCTTCTTGATTACCTAAGTTCTCAAAATATTTAGTAACTTGAGATTCTATAGGTGTTTGATTACCATAAGCAAAAGGTGCTTGAATAACTAACTGATTTATAGCATCTGATTCTGGTTGTGAAAGATTTTGTAAATTATCTAAATCACCAGTATCATAAAGTGATTGAAATGCAGGTGATCTATAACCAGCATTAAAAGCTTCTTGATCTATAAATTGTTGTTGTTCTGAATCTAAAGACGCATAATCAGTTCCTAACCTTGATTCTGCAAAATCATCAAGAGTAGAAACATAATCACCTTCTCCATAACCATCTTCTCCAGTAATACCTGCGTATTGATTCTCAGGTGTGTCAAAAATATTTGATGCTATATTTCCAATAACACCGCCACCTGTAAAAAAATCTACTACATTATCTACAACAGAAGGTTCATTTACTGGTGTAAAATCTGCTCCTGATGCTGTGTAAGTAGAATCAATATCATCACCATTACTAAAATTATTATCATCACCACCTCCTCCAAATGTGTCTTCTGGACTTCCTCCGCCAAATTCACCTCCAGCAGCCGCTTGTGACACAGCATCATAATCTCCAAAATCTATAAAACTAGGAATACCAAATGGACCAGGTAAACCTGAACCACCCATAGATTTTAATACATTTGCTTCTTTTGGATTGATGTAAGCTAAAAAATGATTAGTAGGAGCTTTCTCATTTAAAAGTCCTATTACTTTGTTTACATTTTGCATAAATTTCTCCTAAAAAATTATTGCGATACAAAATAAAATAAACATAAAAATTAATGCTTTACTTGGATTGTTTTTAATTTTTACATCTAAGTCATACATTATTTTTTCTATTTTTTTCATTATAATAATCCTCCAATAAATCCACCAGCCGCACCTAACAATGGACCAACACCAGGTATAGCAGAACCTAATATAGCTCCTCCTGCTGCTGTTGTTAATGGATTAGCTCTTGTATTAACTTGTCCTGCTGTAACAGGGAATCCTGATGCAATAGGTGAAACTAGACCAGCATATTGTTGTAAACTTAAAGCTGGAGCCATGTTTTGTTGTCTTTGTATGTTTTCTAATTGTGATCCTACAGCAGTTAGTCCAGGTGTTCTTGATGCGATTGCTAACTGTCTTTGTCGTTCAGTATCATACTGTCCAAAAGCTAAAGGTAAAGCAGCTTGTGCAACTTGACCTAATGCAGTTGATTGTGCAACTGGAGATGTAGGTGTTCTTCCAGCACCACTAAATTGTGATTGAACATTTGTTGTAATGTCTGCTGCTGTTTTTTGTATTAAAGGAGCTAAAAAAGGATTTAAATATTGTCCGCCAAGAGTTGCAGCTAATTGTTGATTGGCTGCGTTTGCCATTGTTTCTTGTGTAGCAAGACCTTGTAATGTTTGTTGACTTGGAGCAACATAACCTGCTGCTTGTGGACCTTGTGCATATAATTGACCAGCTTCAGAAATAATTTGATTTAATGCTGGTTGTGCTGCTGCATAAGGTTGTACTGATTGTGTAGTTGTTTGACCACCTCCTGATGATCCTCCGCCAAAACTCATTTTGTCTCCTCTTGTTTTATCTTTTTTTCTAAAACAACATGGGTTCTATTATATCCATAATTGTTTAAAACTTTTTGCCAACCTGGTCTAGCAATCAACTCCATCATTTGACATCCTTCATCTTTTGCAAACTGTTCAATGTCTTTGACTAAGTATTGCCATTTGTGTCTTTGTCTGCCAGTCATAATATAGATATGACAAACTTTACCTAACTTTCTTTTTATAAGTTCTGTAACAACAACACCAAAGTATTTTTCTACTGGTCTTGGTTTAGACTTATCCCACAAAACCCAAATTTGAAATTTACCATCTTTCGCAGTTTGTAAAACAAATTCTGAATCAGTGAGTTGACTTGAATAGTGTAAAGCATCTCTAATATCTTTTTCTATTAGACCCCATACTTTATCAAGTTCTTTGATAGGTATTCTAACTAATTCCATAAATACACTAATATAGTATCTTTGTTAAGGACTTTTTTCGTCAAATATCTCTAAATAACTAACAATACCAGCTATATTATTAGCTGATGCAGCTTCTAACTTCAAGGCATCTCCAGCTTCTAAAACCATTGTTCCTTTAACTAAATTCTCTACTGTCTTTGATGCTAATGATATGTGAGCTACTTCATGTTCAGCATTAGAATCAGATGCGTCTGTAGCAAATGCTTCTACTTCAACAGCTCCTGTATGAATATTAGTAACTTGTATTGCTTTTATTAAAGCTGTTCTATTTGTAGGACAAGTGTAAACAGTTGTTTTGTTTGTCGTTGTAAGATCAAACATTGCGTTTTTATATATATTAGCCATAGTAATTAAAAGGGATGAGCAAGGTGGTTAGGTGGTTTTACTCATCCCAGTCTGTATTCTATCATTATAAATCTATAGTATCAACTCTGTTAAAGCAGAGTTTGCTCCAATCGTTCCTTTATAAAAAGTATTAAAAGCTAAACTTATTCTTGTATTTTTACCTTTTTTAGTTTCAACTTGATGAATTGTAGATGAAGGAAACATAACCAACATACCTGTTTTTACAGAAAAAAACCAAGTATCTGAATTCCATAAATTAAATTTTGTATCATCTGTAACAGGTTTCATTTGTTGATAACCAGACCTACTAAAAATTATTTTATCATTTTCAATATCAGAATCAAAATATAATACACCAGATATTACAGAGTTAGGATGTGTGTGTTTATGATGATATTGATCGGTTTCAGTATAATTTAACCAAGATTGAGTTATGTAAAGTTCTATATCTTCTTTAGGACAGATAATAGTTTTTAAATAATTTTCACAATGTTTATGTAAAAGTTTTTTAATATTTTTAAATTCTTTTCTATTTAATATGTAAGTATCTTTTGTATTTATATTTCCTGCATTTTT